CTTCGCCAGAGCCGAGATGAACGCCACGTCCAAGCTGATGTCGTCGTACTACCTTGCGTTGTCCACCCATTGGGCTGACAAAGCCAATGTGGTCGCAGGTGAGACGACGGATCTTTGTTGGGAGGATCAGCACAAGCTTTTTGGGAAATTCGAGGTGGGCACAAAGCTCGATCTCCGTTCAAAGCTGAGTGCTTTTGAGTCCACAGACACTTCCGCAGACGTAGTCCGTGCGCATTTCGACAGCGACGAGAATTACGAAAGGGCACTGCGGCGTGTTGAGGACATGACGGGGGGGATCATCGACCTGGCTGTGCCTCTGGAGGAGCACTTTCCGGGAATGAACCTTCCTAAGTAGGGGTCGGCGAGCACACACGCCGAATGCACGGCATAAGCCCGTGATGTACAGTTACACGCACAAAACGCGTTGTTGTGGAATGACTTTTCGGACAGCGTTTCGCTTAATCGGTCCCACAGAAATGGCATTCTAACAATGAGCACTACACAGCGTGAACCCGTGGACCCGGGAAAACAGCCGCCCTGCTTGGGCTAAACAGCTGGTCGCATAAAACGCGTCGGTTAGGAATGACAATTCGAACAGCAATTTGCTTAAACGGTTCACCAGAATTGGCATTCTTGACGATTGCACTATACAGCGGCCTTATTCCGTGGAATCGGTTAAACAGCCGCCCTGCTTGGGCTAAACAGCACGGGTGCAGCGGTTTTCTGCACGGCGTGAGGTTGCGTCATTTCACAACCTAGAGACCGGGGTACGGCGTCGCGGCCGGCCTGAGAGAGGGCAATGTCTTCGTTCCTGACAAGGGCTTAGTGATCGTTGAAGTGGTTGTTCAAATTATTGACTAGTATTTGCACAATCATGACAATGGATGTTTCACACCGCACGCAGCGGATGCCTGGATGCCCCGCCTTATTCTTTAACGGGAGAGCTTGTACTCGCCTTCTAGGACACAGCAAGCCTTCCTAAAGCCTGGTCGTACATGGGACTGCGTACGCTCAACTCTGGCAGACAGGCGTCTGGCGCAACAGAGAACTGAGTGCCCATGGCGTGAGGTGAAGGGTGTGTGGGGGTGCCTTGGCGGACACCTTGACCTGGCCTAGCAGCGTATCTGTGATTCCACTGGCAGATCACAGACGTCCACACATATGAGACCATAAGAACCACCGGAGGCGTGTGCATTTTGCCCACCGGTGCCACCGCGGAACGGCCGTCTCAGCCGACTTTTTGGCCCAGAGACGATCATGGTGCATGGGCGAAGCCCTCATGTCTAGATTAGATGACATGTGAGGCCTAGCACGAAGGGAAAACCGCTTTTTGCTGAACGGTTGCGCCCGGGAAAACATGTGTTGGAAAGAGAGGTGGCTCAACCAAAATGTCTACGGAATCCGCCCACCGCGCGCGCGGTGTGTGTCACCTGGTTTGTGAGTGACCGCTGACACTTAATGCCTTTTAGCAGCATGGCTTTGAATCCATGAATTTATGTCCGCATGCCCTTTCGGCAGGCTCAAGCGGAACGGTCTCTCAACAGCATTGACCACAGTTTGTTTTTCACCCGGCTTGGGACCCGGGGACACGTGTACCACTTCGGACAATGCCGAAGAAAGCATCTGCCCAGAAGCAGACCGCCAAGGCGAAAGCGAAGCGAGCTCCAGCTCAACGCCCGAAAGCTCAGAAAGCGAGTGTCAAGAGGAATGTTCGCATGACTCCTATGTGGCCTGTACCTGTCAGCTCCCGTTCTGGGGTGGCTACACCGTATCCGCAGAAGACCACATTGGATATCACTACCGATCCCAACAAGGATATGCTTTTCTTCCTTGGTTTGGACGGCCAGACGGCGACATATGGTTGCAGTTATACGCGCACTGCCGGTACAGCTGCTTTGACGCCTGACACATACTCGCTACCTTGCATTGATGGTTCTGGATTCTCTGGAGGCACTACCCTATACCCCACTTCTGGGCGTGCCATGACATTCGAGTTCAAACTCATCAATTCCACTCCTCTTGTTAACGTTGGTGGGCGCGTTTATTTCTTGCGTCTTGATCAGCGATTGTCGCTGGCTGCTGCGCCGAGCACGTTGTCTGGCACGGCAGCTGATACCGACCCTGCATCATTTGACGCTCTGATCCGCACGATCAAGCAGGCGCAGCACATCGAGGCGCATTCGTTATCAGAATACGCCAACAGGAAGGAGAAAGACATCCCGTTTCAGGTGGCGCACGTCATCGACAGGGTTGTCTACGACACTTTCGAGGCATGGACGCCTCCGCACCCCGACTCGGCAGCGGGTGCAGATGCGTATATGAAGGAGCACGCTATGTGGGTGAATCAGGCAGGCACAAA